GGGCGCTGCGGCGGGTGCGGCAACGGGCGCATCCAATGCGCTGACAAGCGGAACCGTTGTTCCCGTCAACGCCGGAGGCGTTTCTGACACGTTGTCCACCGGGATGCAGGAAGAACTCGGCCGGACCGGCGCTTATACCGGAAGCAACGCTGCTGCCGACGCAGCGCTGGGCCTCGGCGCCGCAGGCACTGCCGCAGGCGTGGCGGGAGCGGGCGCTGCGGCTGGCGCGGCGGGTGCTGCGGGTGCTGGCGGCCAGATGACCGCCGCAGACTTGGCGGGCCTTGACCCCAACCTAACAACTGGCGCAGGAACCGTTGGCAACACTGACGTGCTGGGCGGCACCGACGTCACCGGCGGCGCGGGCGCGATCGTCACCGGCGCGGCAGGCGGCGCTGGTGCTGGCGCCATCACTGCGGGCGGAGCTGCGGCGGCGGGGCTTACCGGCATCCCCGTCGTCGACGACTTCCTCAAGTACCTCGGCACGCCCGCAGGCGCTGCGGCGCTGGGTGCGTTTGGCAGCCTGGCAAGCGGGTATCTGACGGGCCAGGCGGCGAAGGACGCGGCTCAGATCCAAGCGCAGTCGGCGGCAAACGCTCTCAAGCTGCAACAAGATCAGTTCGAGTACCAGAAAAGCCTGCTGGAGCCGTACCGCAGGCGCGGCGAATCGGCGCTGAACCGCTTGGCCGGCGTCATGGGCCTCGACGGCCAACCCGCCCAGCCGCAGCAACTGCTGGACATGGACCCCGGCTACGCCTTCCGCCTGGGCGAGGGCATGAAAGCGCTGGAGCGTGTGCAGGCTGCGCGGGGCAACATGCTGTCTGGCGGGGCGATCAAGGCGGGCCAGCGGTACGCGCAGGACTTCGCCTCGGGCGAGTACGGCAACGCGTACAACCGCCTAGCCAACATCGCTGGATTGGGGCAAACTGTCGGCGGTCAGTTGGGCGCTGCGGCCCAGCAGTTTGGCCAGACGGCAGGGGAAACGATGTCTCAAGGCGCGAATGCACTGGCGGCGGGGCGCGTGGGCCGCATGAGCGGTTACATGGGCGGCATTGGCGGTGCGGTGGGCGCCTATCAGAACTACCAGAACCAGCAGCAGCAGAACCAGCTGTTTGGAAGGTATCTAGACATCTATGGCCGCGCCGTCGGCGCTGGGGGCTGACATGCCGATCAATCCGAACATCCCGCTGCAGGCAGCGAACATCCCGCAGATCCGGTATCAGCCGGAGTCGCAGTTTGAGTCGTTTGCCAAGATCCAGCCGACGCTGAATGCGATGCAGCAGATGCGGCAACAGGCCGTTGCGGCTCGCGGCGCCGCTCAGATTGAAGAATACATGCGCTCTCGCGGGCACAACATTAACCTTGGCGAACTCGGCGCCTTGATGGTGCGCGCTGGCAAGGTTGAGGAAGGCGCAAAGCTGATCGCCGCAGACAACGAGCGAAAGCAACTAGAGGCGGCGTTTGGCAGCATGGGGCTCGGCCAACAGGCCGCCGAGCCAACTGGCGTAAATGCTATGGCCGCCGCGCCATCCGCAAACGCAATGGCGCAGCCCGCTACCGCCCAGGCATCCGTTCCAAGCCCAGCGGTTACTGCGCCCGCTATGCCCGCTACCGCGCCGAGCATGGCGCCGCAAGGTCAGCCCGCAGGTTTTAGACCGACGCCGCAGCAACTGGCGCAACTGGCGGCAAGCGGGCAAGCGGGCGGTAGGGTTGCGAGTGCGCTGGCGCCGTTTGCGGAAAAGACGCAGCCTGTACCAGAAAAAATTCGACTGATGAGGCAATTTGGTTTTCCGGAAACCAAGGAAGGTTATCGGCAATTTGAAGAGTTTGGCAGGGCGCCGCAAGACACCAGAACGTCCGACATCAAGAATTACGAAGAAGCAGTTAAAGGCGGGTTCAAGGGATCGTTTTACGATTACCAAGCGGGGTTACGCAAGGCGGGAAGTCCGGTTATTACTAACAAAGTTGACGCATTTGTTCCCGCAAGCGAACAAGCGCAAGCAGATTTCATAAAGGAAGCATCAAACACTCGAAAAGCGTTGTCAAACGCCGCTGACACCATCAAAAACGTTGAGGCAGCAAAGGCACTAATTCCTAGCGCCAGCACGTTTATGGGTGTTGGCGGCCAACCGTTGCTTGCTGCCGCAAGTTTCCTTAACAACAGGCTTGGCTTTAGCATTGCAACGCAAGGCGTTACAGATGCAAATGTGTTGCGCACTAGGCTGTTTGAGGGGATTCTTGACAATCTCAAAAAGCTAGACTCTCAGCCGTCTCAAGAACAACAAAGAGTGCTTAGTGAAGCGCTTGGTAATCTTGGAACAGATCCTGCAGCGCTTCCGCAAATTCTTGATCGAATTGCAGAAACCATGCGCGATCGTGTGGCGCGCTATAACCAAGACGTTACTGAGGCTGAAAAACGAGGCGTAAAATTTCCGTACAAGCCGCAGATTGATTTGCCGCCGGCCAAGTCAAGCGCCGCGACAGGCGCAGCAATGTACGCTCGCAACCCAAAAACAGGCGAGCGCATCATGTCTGTGGATGGTGGAAACACTTGGACCCCCGCGAGGTGACATATGGCTCTGCCGCCCGGATTTGAACTTGAGCAGCCGCAGCAAGGCGCTGGCGTAAGACTGCCGCCAGGTTTTGAACTTGAAGGCGCAGCGCCGCCGTCTGGAATTCCCGGGCCGCGTCGAACATGGACGGGAACTGCGGGGGAGGCGATGCGCAACATTCCCAGCAGCGCCCAGCGGTTCGCAACGGGACTTTACGAAGCGGCAACAAGCCCGGTTGAAACTGTTAAAAGCATTCTCGACATTGGTGCTGGGGCGCTTCAAAAGGCGTTGCCGCAAAAGGTCGTGGACTTCATCAACCAGTTTGATGCCAATCCGGAAGCAACTCAGCGCGCGGTTCAAGCCGCCAACGCTGCCGGCGCGTTTTACAAAGACCGTTACGGCAGCGTTGAGCAGTTGAAGAACACAATTGCAACTGACCCGGTCGGCGCTGCGGCGGATTTGTCCACACTGCTATCTGGCGGCGCAACAACGCTTGGAGGCGTAGCACCAAAGACGGCAAACGTCATCGGGAAAGCCGCTAGGGTTGTTGATCCTCTTACGCTTCCGATGAAGGGCGCAGGCGCAGTTATGCGCGGAGGTGCGGCCGCTACCGGCAACGTGATTGACGCAGTGACCGGGCAGCGCGCCGACGTTCGCGCAGGTCAAATTTTGCGCGAAGCTGCCACTGACCAAGGGCGGCGACCAGCGAACCTTGCGGTGTTGCGCAATCAGTTGCAACAGGCGTCCCCCGGGTTAAGCGGACCACAAGCCGCAGCAGGCGTGCAAGCGCCGCAGTTGCAGGCGTTGGGGCAAATTGTTGGGGAGCAGCGCGCTCCGGGTATTTCGGGCGTTGTGAGCGAGGCCGAGGAAGCTGGTCGCAGGGCAACAATTGCCGCAGTCACTCCAGACGAGGCGGCAGCAAGATTGGCTCGGGAGCGTGCGGCCAAGCCTTTTTACGCGCAAGCGGCCCAGGCAACGATTCCGATCGACGCCACGATGAAAAATTTGCTGGACCGGATGCCGGAAGGCGTTATGTCCAAGGCGCGCGAACTGGCAAAGATTGAGGATCGCCCGTTCATCATTTCGCCGCCAGCGCCTTCTCCGATCGTCACCGCAACTGGTGCGCCAGCAATTCTGCCAAAGCCGTCTCAAATTACTGGCGAAACGCTGCACTACATCAAGCGCGCGATGGATGACATCCTTAGCGCGCGCGGAGAGAAGGCTATGACGGCCGACATGCGCAGAACTGTCGCACAGCTGCGTGATGAGTACCTAAAGGCGTTTGAGTCTCGCATTCCCGCATATGGCCAAGCTAGGCAAGAGTTTGCCCGCCTGTCTCCGCCAGTCAATCAGGCACAAGTTCTGACGGAAATGCAGAACGTGCTTGCCAGGCCTACGGGCGTTGGTGAGCGTGTTGAGCCTTTCTTGAACGTGCTTGGCAGGGGCGAAGAAGCCATGCTCAAGCGCGCAGTGGGCACGCCTCGGTACACAGAACTGTCTGATGTGCTGACGCCAAGCCAGATCAGCGCAGTTCAATCTGTGGCGGGCGATCTGCGCAGGGGGGCAAACATTGCCGATCAGGCGATGCGTGGCAGGCAAGCGCTGGACACAATCATCCAAGCCAATACGTTTGGCTTTAGGTTGCCAGCGTTGTTCAGCGCAAAGATTACGCTGGCCAACGACACCTTGGCGCTGTTGCAAGGAAAACTGAACGCCAAGGTTTTTGACGCGCTTGAAAAGGGCTTCCAGTCGGGAAAAGATTTGGACGCCTTGATCGGTAAGGTGCCGGCCAAGGATAGGATTGAGGTGTTGCGCGCACTTGGCGAGGCCAGCACTAAGTTGAGTTCCGCTAAGCCGACCGCGATCACGCAGATCCAAGCGTCGCAACAGAACGCCCTCGCCCCCGAACCCATCAACGCCCTGACCGCGCCATGAACCTCACCTTAGAGCAAAAGTCGGACATCGTGACAGAAGTCACAAAGGCGGCTCCCCCTGTGACGGTAGCGGGTGCCACAATCGCCGGTATGCAGGTCAACGACATGATCCTCTGGGCGACACTGCTCTACCTCGTTCTCCAGATCGGCTTTCTGCTGTATCGCTGGGGACGGTTGCACTTCTTTGGCAGGGACGGGGAATGAAACACGCGGCACTGGCTCTACTCCTCGCGGCCGGTGCCGCGAACGCTAACGTCGTGGCCATCGCCACGCACCAGAACATCCGTCTGGAACTGCACAACGTCGCAGGCCCGTGTCAAGAGCGTGCGCTGTGGGCGGTGATCACTGACGGCAAACGCACCATCAGTGGGTGCTGGCTGGTGCGGCCACCGGATCAGGTGAGCATTGCTTGGTTGGACGGGGACTATTCCACGGTGCCGATTGGCGCTTTTCGTGAACCGGAGAAACTATGAACGCAACGATCATTCAGGCGCTTGTGCGCCACATCCTGACGGCTCTGGCTGGCGGCTTTGCCGTCAAGTGGGGCATTGACGGCGGCACGATGGACGCCATCATCAGCGGCGCTTCCGCTGCGGCTGGCGTGACGTGGAGCGTGTGGGACAAGCGGCGGCAGTGATGGACGCTGAATGGATGCCCGTGCCAGTGCCCGAATTTTCTCGGGCATATTTGGTTAGCAACTTTGGAGAAATTGCCAGGGTTTTGCCTTCACAAGGAACAAAAACTGGCGCCATTAAACAAAAAATTAACAAGCGCACCGGGTATTGTTATGTAAGCCTTTGCGCAAAAGGAATTGCAAAAACATTTGCTGTTCACAGATTGGTGTGCATGGCGTTTCATGGTGAGCCGCCAACTGATTTGCACGAGGTTGCTCACAATGATGGTGTTCGAACTAACAACACTTCATCAAATTTACGGTGGGCAACTCGCGCAGAAAATTCCAAAGATAGGCTAACGCACGGAACTTTTCTTGCTGGAGAAAAATGTCCCAACGCTAAGCTGTCGTCAAAAGATGTATTAGACATTAGAGCCGCTGTTTCCGCAAAAGAGCGCCGAGCAGAGATTGCCAAGCGTTTTGGAGTGCATGTTGCTTACGTCAACGCGCTTGCAAGAAATGAATGGAGGCGACATGACCATTCAATGGTCTAATTACCCCAATTTCACCCGCGAGGAGTTCACCTGCCGCTGCGGCTGCGGTAGGAACGAGATGCGCCCGGAGTTCCTAGAACGCCTCCAGGCGCTTCGCAGCGCCTACGGCAAGCCCATGCACATCACCAGCGGCTATCGCTGCCCACAGCACCCTGTAGAGGCCGCCAAGGTGCATCCTGGGATGCACAGCACCGGTTTGGCGGCGGACATCGGCATCAGCGGCTCAGAGGCCGTGGCGCTGTTGCGCCTAGCGCTGGATGCCGGGTTCCGTGGGGTCGGTGTCCAGCAGAAGGGGAGCGGGCGGTTCCTGCACGTCGATCTGCGGGAGACGCCGACGATTTGGAGTTATTGAGGCGCGGCAAGTTGCGCCAATCGCATCTCCGCAACCATGCGCAGCAGTTCCACGCGGTTCAGCACGGGATCGCTAATGCCTCCTGGGTAGCCGAGGGCAGCGGATAGCTCTGGGTCTTGCTGTGGCGTTGCCTGTTGCTCCAGATAGCACAGCTTGCACGCCTCATCAGAGCCGTGCGGGCATTCGGGTGCGGCGCGCATCCGCTCCAGTTCTCGCCTCCAGTGCCGCTTGCGCTCCTCCAGCCACGCTAGGGCTTCTTCCTCGCGCTTGAGGGCGGCGCGCAGATCGTCGGCCGC